CGTCATCAAGGCACCTGGTGAGACCTTTGTCGATCTGCTCGACACCGACATTTTCGTGACCTCGCGGATAAAACAGGTAGACACCGTCAAAACCCCACTGTACAAAAAACAGTGAAGTAGTATCGCCTCCCGAACCTCCGCATCCAGCGACATTATCAAGAGCAAGAAGATTGTACAGTGTCGCAAGGCCATTGAGTTCTTTAATGTCGGTAGAATGATCACCGTAAAAAAACTGGCGACCGAATTCCTGCGACATACTTTCAAGGTGAAGAACATCCTCCTGGTCTCTTTGGCCTGCCTTGTCTTTCACACCATCCAGCGCAAGCTCATCAATCTCGCTCAGATCCTCGAGAATCGTCATCTCCCATGTTATAGGCACAGTCTGCGCGGCAGAAGGATTGATACCTTCATTCAATCCACGCTTAGAAACGGTCGGAAGGGTGACAACCTTGCCTTCTCTGTGTGAGAAAAGATCGTTGGCTTCTTTGAGCGGAGCATCTACCAGGGCTGGTATCTTTTTGGTGAGTTCGTTGGCGAGATCAATCGTAACGCCGTTGTGCGTCCGGTTTGCCATCTCTGCAAGTCCGAATTTGTTTACTTCTATTTCAGCCATTGTTTTTCTCCCTAAGAAATAGTTTTCCTATCTCCTTGAGAGATTGCCGTTTACCCCTTCGGACTTTCTCAGTACCCCCACACGTCTTTGTTATTCCCCCGTTACCGGCTTCACAACATCAACCTGCAGGCTCCCGAAACTTATCGCGAAAGACTGGACTTCAATCTTCAAAGTTTCGGATACAGGCTCAACGAGCCTTTTAATAATCTTTCATTCCTTTTTCTTTGGCGGTACACATGGGATACCTGTACTTTCCCATGTAGTGTAATAACCGCTTTCATCCTTTTTAGGTTTCTTAACGCATACCTTTTTGACTCCAAGTTGGCATTTTGCATCGCCTTCCGTGCAGGACATTGCCATTCTCCTTATTCATACATTGAGGGATATTTTGCTTTCAATCTTGCCTGTTCTTTCTCTTCTTCAGTCACCGGGCCTGTAGTGACTCCGCCGGATATCAGTACATCTTCACCGATCGCATCACCTATCCTTGCAAGCAGTACAAGCAATTCCGGGCTACTCTTGAAATCGGACTTTGCGAGCTCTTCTTTCAGACCATCCGGAGCGTATTTCAGAATAACTTTTTTCGCATTCTCCATTTTCTTTGAATAATCCGCCCCCCAAACATCCCGCAGCTTTTTATGCGCCGCCTCATTTGCTTCCTTGAATGCTTTAACCTGAAGGTCACTGTTCTGTCTCACACCTTCGATGAACCAGTTATAAAGCTGTTCCGCTTGGCCCTTTGAGAGATTCAATGCGAATGCTTTGTTCCTGAACGCATCAACAAACTCCTGCGAACCCTCTATCTCGCCTTCGGTTTCAATAGGTTTGACATCGTAATCTTCAGGCTTTTCCGGTTTTCCGAGCTTGGTGAAAAATCCCTGCAAGTCCTCCGCTGAAGACTCCTCTGTTGGCAGTTTAACCATGCCTTCGGAAGAGCCTTTAAGTTCTTTGTAACTCTGAAAGAGATGAGGTACGTCCTTCAATTCTTTCAATAACACTTGCGAATCGGGATCGTCCCGTACTTCTGATGGAAGCTGTTCCGAAAATATCGGAAGTCCTTCCTCTCCGCCTGTACCTTCTGCATCAGACATATTGCTCTCCAAAATATTAAATTTTTTAATACTCGCTAGTTCTTCACTTTTCTGAGAAATTCGTTCATGATACCGCCCACATCAAGATCTTCGCGCTTGGTAGTAGTCGCCCCTCCGAGCTTTGTCAAATAAGCTGTAAGCCTCGCCCTCTGATGCGCCCTCAGCCTGGTATCGGTTGCCAGATCCGTAAGCCAGACAATAAAAGCTGCTGCTCTTGCGTCCGCTGCTAACATTTTATTTCTCCTTCTTTTTCTTGGTTTTTATTTCTCCAGCATGACTGCCTTTCGAATCATAGCAGATATGCTGGTACTTATTTTTGCCGTGTTTGATGGTTCGGACACGGCCTCCATTAGCTACACATTTTTCAAAGTCCTTTGGCATTTTTCTTTTCCTCCTTCTCCGGAAATGGAAGTTTTTCGAATAACGCCTGAACAAACCTGGGCTTCATGAAATCCCCAACATATTTCTTATCAGCAAATCCCAGCCATTCCATAAGCCGGGAAGCATAATTTCTTATTGCCGCCCTTTCGATCTCGATTTTTTCGTTTACGTCGAACCATCCCATTGTTGTTAACAGGAATTGCAGTGTTATCTGGCCCTCCGGAGTGCTAAAAGCGTTTCTCATTGTTCTTGCTAATTTAGGATCAATCAATTATCAGCTCCGTGGGCCAAAGAAACCAGCCGTCATGAGTTTTTCAAGTGGTGATCCCGGCTCGACCTTTTTGCCGAGCTTCTGGGCCGTATCGGCCGCCTCTTTCGCCTGTACAAGTTTCATCTGCTCCTGTTGGGCTTTCGCTCTTGCTTCTCTTATGGCTATTACCTCATCTTCATCTCTGATAATCTTCTGCGGCGCATTGTATGCATTTAGCAGCTCTCGGCCAGCCTCATCCTCATTGACAAGATCACCGACACCGGGGAATACAGTCATAAGATTAGCGAGAGCCGATAAGCTGTGAGTAATTGGATTACTCTTAAATAACTGTTTCTGAATTCGCGCAAGCGGTCCTGTGTATTCTATGCGTATATTCTGGCCGCCATATTCTCTCACAACATCGGGCATCGGGGGGAACCCACCATTTTCGTATTCAATGCGGAACGTCCTGTTCATTGCAGGATCAAGAGCCTCCGACTCGAACCGGCCAACCGCCGTACCTAGCACAGCCGCCTTTTCTCCTTTTAGCTCACTGACTTCATACGCCGTTCTTTGCCTCTCGGCAGATGCGAGCATAAGAAAGAAATCGACCATCAAAAGATTTTTAATATTTAGACGTTTATCCTCCATATAATTTTTTACCACTCCGTAATCGCCGATATTGTTGAGAATCTCTATCCTCTCATTTGCCAGATTCTCGTAATAATTGATTCCACCGGGTCCCGTCCTGAGCCTTCCTAGATGTTCAGACGGTGCCAGGACCGGTGGATCGGAAGCTTTCTGAACCATCAAACCTACGGCCTTTGCAAAATCGTTCAGCATTATGATATCGGGTAGAGCATCATGCCCGGGCCCGCGCCCATAGGCATAAGGATTGACTTTATCGAATCGCCATGTAAAATACGGATTCTCGTAGTACCCGCCTTCTTTGATGGGTGTCTCTTTCTCTTTAGGGCTTTCCACCTCGATATAAACCGATACCCATGGCATAGCTGCGGGGACTGATCTAGGCTTGTAGAGTTTATCGTTTCGCTTGAAAACGCAATGCATAAACTTGTATTTATGATCCATCGTTTCAACTTTTTCAACGTCATCAATGATCTTTTGACTGAGATTATTTTCCCCGAAGAAATTAACCGCCTCATACGCAGGGAGTTCGAATTCCCTAATCGTGCTGTCGACAATACCCCGCCTGTCTTCCGATATGAGTATTGAGATGGGATGGTAATTCGAGTAATTGATAGTGCGTTCTTCGGGATAATCTTCCGCATACATCGTAGCCGTTGCGAAACTTAATCCGTTTTTGATATAGTCATGGATCGCATCGTAAAAGTTACTGTCCCTGAACCGCTCGTACATTCGCTCAACAACAACATCCAGCCACTCTCTGGATTCCCGTATTCGGTTTAGCTCGTCATTCTCAAACATCATGTCAAACCAGTCGATTGAAGCCGATACCATATATCCTTGAAACCCGTTGACAAGTTTGTTGAAATAATCGACCGGTGCGGTATCGTAGATGTTTGTCGCGATTCGTGTACCTTCTGTCGGCTTCAGATTGAGGAATTCTCTGCGAGGATAGAGGTATTTTGCTATGTCCGTCCAGTCCGCTTCATAAGGCGTTCGCATTGCTTTGAGGCTTTCCCGCCTTCTGAGCATTCTGTCATGAAGATTCAATTCAACCATTATTTCATCCCATATCCCAGGGGATCGATTTTGTTAGCTTTTTCATCCCGCAGCCACGGCTTATTGTGTCCCGGAATGCGAACCTTATCGAAATACTGTGAATACCAGGCAATCAATGCAACACTGATCACCAGATCGTCATGGATGCTGGCTTCATCGGATTCGAACGATTCAAAACCCGTGCTCTTGTTCTGTTTCACACTGAAATGCTGTAACTCATTTTTGAATTCCTCCGCTTCTTTCAGTGACCCCATAACCGCAATAAGGTTTCCATAATACATACTGACAAGTGCTGAAACTAAATCCCGTTTTGGCACGTTAAAACCGCCATGTCCATCTTCAGTCACTTGGTACCCGCCTGTGATTGTTAGCCCTAATGGCTTCATCCCGAATTTTCGCAATATATCCATTACCGGCTTGCCTACACCTGTCTGATCGACAATCAATTTTCCACGCATTTTAAGTCTTGGATCCTCGAACCGACCTGCGGTCCTTTCTGCAATATCGTAGTACGAAGTCCCTATTGGATACCGTTCAAGATGTCCTATACTGAGCTTGCTCCAGACCTTCCCTTTTTCCCTGCAGATGTTTTTTTCTGCAATGCTGAAGGCCGAAAAATCATTAGCCTGACCTAGATCCAAACCAGCTAAATAGGTTTTGTCTGTTACCCGCTGGACTTCTTTTAATCCGATTTCATTCACACCGAATCCTCAAAAAACGGCCGCACACTGTCATCAAGCATATCCTTGAAAAATGGTTCGACATTATCGGTCATGGCAGACTGTATCAGATCATACGGTATGAGCTGCCCCTCCATCTCCATGAATTCACACATATACTCTTGCATGTACCACCTCTCCGGTAGCCGCCGGCGCTCCTCTTCAAGAAACTCTTTTGATATCCAGGGGCACTGTAAGGCATTGACCTTGAAACGCTCCCAATCTTTACCGCCCTCCGTCCATTCGTTGAAAAAGAATCCCCGCTTGCCGTAAGGGGTGCTCAAAAGAATCATGCTCCCCTGGCTCACCGCCAGCATCGGACGGATCGAATAATACAGATCGTTGAGAACCCTTGACGCTTCGTCGATGATTACAAGCCTGGCTCCCGAATACCCTCTGACCGTTCCTTCTTTTCCGGGCAGTGATACAATCCGGCTCCCATTAGCTAGCGTCATGTACAGCTTGCTATCCTCGATTTTCCTGAGTGCCGTATTGTCATGCTCTTCAATGCTCAGCACTTTGCGAAAAAGTTCGGATGATTGCCGTAATGATGGACTCAACAATAAGATCAACGATTCCGGTTCGTACTTTGCCGTATGATATGCTTTCGCCGCTACGACAGTGCTTTTCCCCCATTGCCGAGTACAGTTCAGCAACATACGTGGACCGTCAAACCGCAATACTTTTTTCTGTGAAAGATCAGGTGCTAATCCTAGCGTCTCCTGAAACAGG